GTGGCATTTGAAGAAGAGATTGCTAATTTAATCGTATTCGCACTAGCAGCTATAACATAATAAACTTTTGAATTACTTAATCCACCAATAACATTAGACGCAGCATAATAATAAACTGGATCTCCTGTTGCTAATCCGTGGCTTGTTAAAGTTATAGTATTAGATGAAGTGCTGACATTAGTAGCATTAGAGGTAAAAGTTATTTTCTGCTGCTTGATTGTTTTACCACTATCAGCTTTTCCTCCGAAAATATGTCTATGCCAGGCTACGACATTCTCTAATCTGTTATAAGTTAAACCAGCCATTACTCCATCATCTCTTACACACCAAACTAGGGAGTGAGGTTCTTGCTGGTAGTCCATATCAATAATTCCACTTTTTGAAATATGATCTGAAAGAATAGTTAAGTCTGGAGCTGTATAACCATCGGTATCAAAGTTATAAGCAAGCTCTCTAATTTTTCTTTTAGCTCTTTGTAAAAAGATTGTGGCGTTTCCAATGGATAAAGCATCTACTCCAGCGGATCCATAGTTGGATTGTTTTCTAATATTAATATTAGTTGGAGTAATTGCGTCTTGAGAAGATCCAGAACTTACTGCATATTCTCCACCCGTTGTCATTGTAATTAAAGTTCTTGTAGCCTTCATTGCTTTAATTGCATTAACTTGGTTGGATGCAATCGTATAAACCATTGCATTATCATCCGCAGTTCCTGTTGTCATATTTTCATAATCTCCCGATTTAGAAAAAAACATTGTTTGCGGTTGAGTTGCTGTAGCTGCAAAAACTAATCTTTGTTCAAAGAAAGATACGCAACTAGGATGACCTGTAACAGTAGAGAAAGCTCCTAACTTCCAATCCTTTACAGCTGTTGTTGCGGAAAAATCATCTTTAATATTTATTGTAACAACAACATCAGAAGTGTAGCCAGTTATTTCTGCATAGCCGTCTGAAAAATTTATAAATCTTCCAACATCACTTGCAACAAAAGTAGCTCCCGATGCAGTTAAAGAAACTGAGCTGCCAGAAGTTGCTCCAGGTGTCATAGTTACGGAAGTTGTGTTGCTGTCTAGGTAGGGTCCATCAGTAAATTCAACTTCGGTAAGTGTCCAGGATGTGTGTCCCGTTCTACTTAATTTTCTTACTGCGTGGCTTTCATGGCAGATATACATAACATCTGCGGATTGTGCGAATTTTAAATCAAAGACTTGAGCTGAGGTATAAGGTGTGGCAATTTCATAAGCTGAACCACCAGAAGTTATTTGACCATTATCTTTATAAAATCTTAAATATTGATCGCCAAATTCTAAAATATAAGTTTGTTCAGTTGAAAATGTAAAGGGAGCTAATCGTGTTTTGTTGGAGCTTGTTTTAACTTCTGATACATAATAAGTTCCTGGTCGTCTCATTACGGGACCATGCGGTAGAACTACAAAGTTTTCAATTCTTGTGCATCCAGAAAAGTATTTGGCAAAATCTGTTCTGCCTTCCATAGATGATGAAAGCTCTCCAGCCGTAAAGCTGGGAACTGCTAATAACTGTTTTCCCATAAGTTTAGTATCTTGAAGTTATAAAATCTTCTGTAATGATTTGATCTACTTGTCCCATTTCTGGGTCTCTATTATAACCTTCTCCAGCGTCTGTATGTCTCGCCTCAGAAAGTTTAAATTGGTATTTTTCGTTCATCAGTTTTGCAACTTGCAAATTTGCTGTTATTGCATAAGCAATATCTGATGCTAATCCCGCTGATATAGTTTCTCTTAATAAAACATCCATCTCATTAGGATCTGTAATTTGAGCTACATAAATAATTTTAATTGCGCTTTCATTACATAAAATTTTTCTGCCTTCTACTTTGTGATCTGAATTATAAGCATCTAAACCTAAAACTCTCACGCAATCACTTGGTAATGTAAATTGATATGCAAATCCCCAGGCTGGAGCTGTTGCATCTTGAGCTAAATTTTGTCTTTTAATTAAACAGTTCCAAGGATGAGATCTATATACTGCATCTCTTACTGTTGGATATCTTTCGTTACAAAGTCTAGCATTCTTAGAATTATCTGTAAGCGCAGTTATAGAGGCTGCACCTAACTGGTTTAAACTTGAATTACACATTTGAACTACACTTGCCATAAATTCCTTTTTATTTTTTTAGCACCCCAGGCAGGTTCCACTCTCGCTTTCCCCGCCTAGAATTTCTTAATTAATGACTATTACTCATCACAAGGTACTTGGAAAACTTTTGCTTCTTCCATTCTAGTAGCTCCTAGAGCCATAGAGTAGTACACCTGAGTTGCGTAAGATTTGTCATCTCTCTCAGTTATTTTAGCCTTAACATCTGCACCAATACCAAGTTTGATTGCGTCTTGCGTGAAAGCAAAACATAATCTGTCGTCAGTATGAGTACCATCAAAGTTAAGTCTAGTTGACATGATAAACTCAAATCCTAAGAACGAGTTGATACTTCCTTGAGCCAAAGCTTTAACTGTATTAAAGTCAGAACTTTTAACCTCAGTAGTATTTAACAAGTCTTGGATCTGTTTTGGTCCACATAAAAAATATCTTTTTATGCTAGGATCCACATCGCCATTATCTAAAAAGTATTTACTTTCTAAAAGTTTAGCAACTGTTAGTCCATCTGTTTGTTGAGTAGTAGCGAACTTAGAAGTTGACGGCAATGCTACCGCTGTTCCACCTGCAACGCCAGTATCAGAAGATGCGTTTATCGCTGTAATGATAACATCATCAATTGCTCTGTTCATCGCAGCCGCTGCTGCTTTTGCATAGTTAGAAGTTGGATCAGATAGCATTCTTACTTTGTCCAGATCATCAATAAGATCTGCCCATTCGTAGTCAGCTAGTGTACATCTCCGTCTGCTATGTGGTGTCGTAATCTGTGGAGTATTCCCGTGTCTCGTAGAACGAACTAACGCTGCACTAGCACCAATTTGGTCCCAGAAAGCATTTTTTCCTCTGACAGTTTCCACATCAACAGCACCTCTTAACTTGCTCCCCATTTGTTGAGCAAGCATACTTACATTTGAAGAGTATTGCTCTACAAATGCTGTAGTTATTTGAGTTGACATAATTTATGTCTCCTTCTTGTTAGTGTTGTTTGTAAAAATCGGATGATTATCCTTGCGGGTCGCTCCTCGGTTTTAGATCTCCTGGATCTCGGTCTTTCCAAATGTCAACTAGGGTCTTGCGATTATCCTAATATTTTCAGCTATACTTGATTTTTCTTTTCTCGTAAAGCTAAAACTTCATCAACTGCTGCCTGGTGGTTAGGATGGTTTTTATCCCAATAACTTGAACCAGGTTGTTGCAATTCTCCAATTTGTTTTTCTAGTTCTTTAGGTGTCATATAAGCTGGTCCAGAGGCTTGAACTATATTATCCTCTCCCATCTTATCTGCTAAAGCAGAAAAAGCTTTTATTACTTCTGGATGATCGCCAATCTTTGATCCATCTTCCAGGTTCATACTCATTATTCCTTTAGGAAATACTGAAGATACTACAGCGTTAGCTTTTTGCAATTTATCAGCGTAAGCTTGACCCCACTCAGTTTTTAACTCGGTCATTGCTTTTTCTCTTTGCGCTGTTGATACGCTTTCAGTATCAGCCATTTGTTTGCCTATCATTTCATTGTAAAATTTAACCATGCCTTGCGCCTGGGTAGGAAGTAATCCTAACTTATGCGCTTGAGATGAAAAATTTTTCAATGCTGCTTCATCTACCTTTTGATCTTCTGGTAGTTCATATTTATATCCATCGGATGTTGGTGGTCTGCCTAATTTTTCGTAAACCGCATCCCAATCTTTATCCGTTGCATATTTATTTGGAACTGGAATTTTATCAGCTCCAACTAACTTTTGAGCGTGGACATAACTTTTTGCTAAGCCTTCAATATCTTTAATATTTTCTAAAGATTTATCCGCTCTTACTTCATCGGAAAGATTTGCTTTCCAATCTGTACTATCTACTGGAGCTGTTTCTACAGGATCTCCAGACAACACAGGAGTTTGTTCTTGTGTCGCTACCTCTTGATTATCACTCATTATTTCTCCTTTTTATTGAGCATATTATTAATGAACAAGACAGTTGATCTTGCTCCTTCTAAGTATGCGCTTTCATGACTATCCCCTTTAATGTGGGTAGTAGAATTAAAGCTGCATCTCTTTTTAAGATCGTCAAGCACTCGTTCTCCGCTCTCGGATCCAAAAGTCGTTTTATAATCTAAATTTAATTGTTTAAGATCTTTTTCATTCATTTAACATTCCTGCCTTTAAAGCTGGTGCAATTTTGCCAGCAGTTTCAGCAACTTGTTGAGCTTGCTGCATCTGAGCTTGCTCCATTTGTTGTTGCTGTTTTTGTTGCTGGATTTGTTGAACCTCGGCAGCGGATC